ATTTGTTTAAGACGGTTTACAAAACAACTGTCCATTCCAATTTTCCAGGAACATTTTTGTTTACTTATTGCTTCAGAGAATCTTTTAATCTGATCCTCAGTAGGAATCCAGTCAAGTAAATCTTTTCCTTTACCCTGTGGTTTAAATAAAAGAAATACTACAGCATTAAGTTTATCAAGATCAATCAAATTATACCATACATCTTCACCTTGAATGGCTTTAATACATTCTTCAGCAGAATGTCTGGAAAAGATCTTATGCATATTTGTTTTAATTCCTGCTTTAATCAATCTATCAATGGCTGAGAATGTATGATCCTTGCCATAGTCACTTACTGCAACTCCACCGCAAGGTTTACTATCCTCAATCATTTGATCAGTCATATTAATACCAGAAGTTGTATAGTTAGGAGCAACACCATGAGCTCTTGTAAATTCAATTAACTCCTTGAAATTCTCATGATGGTTGGGATCTCCACGACCTCCTAATGCTACTTGATTTACATAATTTCTTACATCATGAATTAATATTTTATAATGTTCAAACTTCATATTATCTTGTTCAACAGATCCTTGATAGCACATAGGGCATTTGTTAAAACACCTTCCCATTATCCCTATATCAATCATAGACGGCATTTCCAAAACGAAAGGATCTGGGGCACCATTGATGCCTGTCATGACCTCTACACCGGTCCTCTTATTAAAGAGGATTACATATTTTTCACCTTTTACTGTCTTAATATCTGGATCTATTATTCTAGTTCCGTCTTGCATTCTTCCTCCTTATTTTTATTGACTTCCAATTCAAAATATAAACCTATATCAAAATCATTAAGTTTTCCATCTAATATTTTTTCTATATAGTTATTTAAACAAATTAATAGATTTTTCTTATCTATTTTTTTATGTAAAGTTATTCCTAAAAATCTATTTGAAGCGCTTTCAATAAAATCTTTAGAATCTTTTAATCCCATCCCAGATACACTTCTATGAAATTGTATTTGTTGAATTTTTCTTTGTGGGTCCATTCTTACCATTCTCAATGAATAGAAATCACTATCAGAAGCGTTAACTAATATTTCAGCAATTAAATATTCAATTGAAAGAAATACATCTTTGAATTCTTTAAATTCAGTTAATCTGTCACACCTTTCTAAATACTCTGTTCTTGAATATTTCTGTGTCAAAAATTACCTCCAATAAAAATAAATTATCTTATTAGTAATTAATATATATAGATAAATCTTTTGGTAAATAATTTACTAATTACTATGATACTTTAGAACAAATTAAAAATTTTACTACATTGTCGAGGATATTTAATAATGATAAATTTAGATTTATATCTAGAACAAATACAAAATAATACTGAGCAGATGTCAGCAGCAGGTATCGGATTTTCTATTGATTCTCCGCATACAAATATTAAAAAATTAAAAGAAGTAAAAGGTATAAAAGAAGTAAATAAAATAAATAAAGAATAATATTAAAGATGTTTAAGGAGGAAATATAATATGAAGAGTTCATTTTCAAATATAACTGGAAATATGCTAACAAGAAAATTCGGTGGAACCGATAAGGGTGTTGCCGATCCATATGTAACTGGATATCATTTTATTTGGTTTACAAGTCTTCCATCAAATTTGTTAACATATATAAAGAAAGCATCAGCTACTTCCTCATTTGGAAGTAATACTGATATTGCTAATGTTCTATCAGCAACTTGTCTTAGCGTTACACCTCCAGGAGGAACTTTAAATAAAGTTGAGTTCACTGGTTTAGGTGGAGTAAAATGGGCAGTACCAGGTAATATTGATTATGGAAATTCAGTTTCAATTAAGTTCTTTGAAATGAGTGGTACACCAATTCTTGATATTATGCATGGTTGGTTTAGAATGATAAGAGATTATAGAACTGGTATCACAGGATTAGAGGATACTGATTCTGGAGATGGTTATAGTAATAAAACATATTCAGCAGCTATGTATTATTGGACAACTGCTCCTGATGCAAAGACAATTGAATATTATGCTTGTTATGATGGTATGTTCCCAAATAAAGATCCTCAAGATCTTTTCTCATCAGATGTTGAATCAGTTGGTAAGTTAGATATTGAAATTGAATTTAATGTTGATTATGCATATCATGAGCCATGGGTTAAAACAAATTGTAAGAAGTATATGGATCAATTGAATCCATCATCAGGAATAGATTTAGTTTCAGATACAGCTAGATATTCTTAATAGTAGTTAGTAATAATAAATAATTCTTAAAGGAGAAATAAAAAATGAAAATTTATAAAGAGTCATTACAAGCATTAAGTGGTTTAGTTGTAACCGAGTCAAAACTTCCTTCAGATGCTAAGGAAAGCATTTTAAATTTTATTCAACATGAAGCTTCAGAAACACAATTAATGGCATTATTACTTGATGGTAAAGTACAAAATGTAAGTGAAGTTACTAAGCCAATTGTTCAAGAGAGATTTAATGCAAGTCCTTGGGCAGTAGCTCAGGAAACATTTGCAGAAAATTTTACCAAGAAGTCTCGGACAAAAAAGAAGTAATATCCGAGGCTGGTGTAGACACAGTTGCACATGTACCTACAATGGGTGATTTAGCTCATAAAGTTGGGAATGCTATAACTAGTACCCCATATATAGGTCCAGCATTAGGTTCAGCAGGAACAGCATTATCAGCTGGGTTATCTTATGCTCAATCAGTTCCTGGCATGGAAACAATTGCTGGAATAGCTATTGCAGCTGGTTTAGCTAAAAAATTTATTTCTGCTAAAGTTCAACAACATTTATGTAAAGATCATTGTGCAGAAAAATTTGTTTTAGACCCAGAGAAGAGATGGCGTTGCCAACAAGCATGTATTAAAGAACTTGCTGCGTTTAAGAAAAGAGATAAATATAAGCATTTGAGGACTCATACGGATGGATAAAAAAATTAAGAGTCAAATTAATCGGGAAGAGCTTAGTAAATTAAGTTCTTCCCTTTTTTTACAGACAGATTCATTGTTAGAAAATTATTTGAATTCGGTACAACAAGAAGGAATATGGGATAATGTTAAAAGAGGTGCTAGATATATAAAAAAAGGTGCTGAAACAATTAGTCAAAATTCTAGCTTAATACAACAAGCTCCTATTTTGGGAGTTGGGTTGGGTGTTCCTGGATCAACTGAAGCTTTAGGTTTATCATTCTTTACATATAATTATATGAAAAATATATTGTCACAATATGCAGTAGAATGTAAAAAACAATATGGGCAACAAGGAATGTCAGCAGTATCTAATTGTATAGATGCTGCCAGAAAAAAGATGTTTTTAGAAAGAATTAAAAGGTTAGAAATTATTAAAAATAAATGTAGAAAAATAAAATGGTCCAATAATTGTTTACAAAAAGTTGATGAGCTTCAAAATAATTTAGAAGAAAAAATAAAAAATATTAAAGTTCTTATATTCTAATTTTCAATATGAAAAAATCGAAAATCTTAAAGGAGGTTTACAATGTTTAAAAGTTTTAATACAAAGTTTCCAGAATATGAGGTTATTACTCCTCAAACAAAACTGTCTTTCACTTTAAGATCAATGACAGTTCAAGAAGAAGAAAGACTTAAAGCTAGTTTAGTTACACCAGCAAAAGTATTAGAACATCTTAATTCTTGTATTTATGATTGTATAGTTAAAAAACCAGCAGAGATTAAAGACTTTATTTCATTTCAAAAAAATATAACTGTTAAGGATAGAGATGCATTATTATATGGTCTATATCATATTACATATGAGGAAGTAAGAAATTATGAAGTTATATGTAGTACATGTAGTGCAAAAAATCAAGTAACAATAAAAGCAACAGATACTTTTAATATTACTCCATACCCAGATGAAGATATTTTAACAAAATCAATTAGACTAGCTCTTCCTTCAACAGTTAATGTTACTGCTTTTATTAAACAACCTACTTTAGAAGAAGAGCAAAAAATGATTAAAGAGTTAAATGGAAATGATGCAGCTACTGAATCTTTGGTTATTGAAAAGTTTGAACAAGATATTCCTAATTCCAAAGAATCAATCGTATATTCAAATAGAAGTGATATTTATATGGGTTATTTAGATCTTCTTCCAAGAGATAGAAAAGCTATCTATGCATCATATATAGAGAACTTTGGTAAATATGGAATTGAATTAAAGATGAAGGTTAATTGTGTAAAATGTGGAACTTCAGATAGTGTGAATATTGATTTAGTGGACAGCTTTTTTCGAAACGCAATCGGAGGATAAATTTTACGACGAGTATACAAAAAACCTTCGAGAAAATATATTCACATGTATGGAATTTAGTAGACAATCTTATTTAGAAGTTATTGCTATGCCAGTTAAAAGATTCTATGATTATTTAAAATGGAAAGTGGATCTTGAAGATAAGAAAAGAACAGAGATGGAAGAGGCCACTAACTTTGGAAAGGATTTAAAGTTGCCTAAAATGAACTTTAAAAGATAATTATATTTATGTCAAGCATAGCAGAAAGATTTCATAAAAAGGTTGTAGGAAATCAAGGAAAGGATCTTGATTATAAGGCAAGAATTACCTCAACTGGAGATTTTGAAAGGATTGAACAATTAGATACTATTTTAAATTCCTGGAATAATATTTTAAATATTCCAAGAGGTACTTATGATCACGATCCAAACTTTGGTAGTAACTTATATAAATATATTTTTGACCCAGCTGATAAAAGAACTATTAGTAAAATTAAAGCTGAAATAGAAAGAAGTTTATCAGAATATGATAATAGAGCTAAAATAATAAGCATAGATGTTAAATTTCTTTCTAATTTAAAAGGATTCAATATATCTATTTTAGTTGAATATCAAAATAAACAAGCTACATTAAAAACAAGTATTACAGAAAATTCAGTTATTAATATATTGGGTGGATAACAATGCAAAACTGGACAAGAATATATGATTATATACATGAATATCAAAGATTAGTATATGATGTTTATAGTAAAGATGCTATAGCATTTTTATGTACTTACTATCATATAAATAAAAATTCTACAGTTTGGGACAACACTGATATGATGGGCGGGGCGTATGAAAAGATTGGGGATTTATCAGGTATTAAATGGGACAAAATTTTATTACTTCCTGTATTTTTTATAGAAGATATTACTACTTCATTTGATGCAACAGAAATTGGTTTAATAAAAGATAATGATACCAATCTTGTAATTCCATCTTCATATGGATTTATTCCTTTGGCAAATGATATGATTAAATTAGAACAAAGTTATTTAAGACCAAATAATGATATATACCCAATATTTTCAGTTGCTGGCGCTGAGATAGATAGAAATACTGACAAAAGATTTTGGAAGTTAAAATTATCTTCAGAGCAAAGTAGAACTTTAAATGAATTAGAAAATCAAACTTTAGAAACATATTCATTCTTTGATTATGATAAATCTATTCATACTTTAGATAACTCTACTACATTAACAAGGATGTTAGTTAAGAATGAAACAATAAAAAATAATATTAAAAATAGACTAGATTTAAATTCTGGATTTTATTTCTTTTAGAGGATTAATAAAAAATGGCAAACAATTCAACAGTAATATCAAGTCAAATATATGCTTCTAGAGATCAAATAAGAAATCAAATTATAGAATATGCTAGAACATATCTAGAACTAGATGATATAGATTTAACTAAGTCTTCATTCTTAACATTTTTAATAAATACATTCTCTACATTAACAAGCAATTTATTATTTTGTCAATTATCTTCAAGTAGAGAATTCTTTTTAACTGAAGCTCAATTAGATGAAAATATTTTAAATCTAAGTGCTTATATTGGATATACCCCATATGAATCTAAATATGCTACAACCAATGTTCTAATTAATATTGAGAAATCATTTAGTGCAACAACTAATGTTTCATTTACTATTCCAGAATCTTTTATATTTAAAACAGTAGATGGAGTTCCTTTTTCAACTTTTTATTCAGTTAATATTTTTGTAGATCATAATAATACTATGACTGCAGTTTTAAGACAAACCTCAGGAAATCTTGAAAAAACATATACTCTTCCAGTTGGGGAATCAACTAGTACAGATGGAAAAACATACTTCAATTTATTATTACCTGTAAGACAATATCAGAAAAATATACAAGAATTTCAATTAGATTCTATATTACAAGAACTACAATTTATAACAGTTGATGTGCCACTTGAAGGGAAAATATCATCTATTACAGTACAAGTAAAATTAGGTGCTACTTATCAAAATTATACTAAATTTAATTCTCTATTTTTAATGGGACCAGATGACTTTGGATATATAATAAGAAGGACCACAACAGGAAGAAAGTTATATTTCGGTAATGGATTAATAGGAAAACAACCACCAGCAGGCGGAACTGTAATTGTTACTATTAATGAAACTTTAGGATCAGATGGAAATGTAATTTCAGGTAGTATTAATATAGGAGATAAGTTATATATTACTGAAGATGGTAGGAATAAAGTTCTTAAATATACATGTACAAATACAGAACAATCATCTGGTGGAACAGATGAGGAATCTATAGAAGATATTAGAAGAAATTCTATTGCTAACATAGTTTCATTAGGAAGATTAGTAAGCGAACAAGATTTTGTAAATTCAAATTCTATTATTAAAGATTCACCTATTGGACAAAACTCATTACCAATTCTAAAAAGATCTGATGTTAAAAATAATGAAATTTTATTATTTATTACATTACTATACCAAAATTTAATTGTTCCAACAAAAAATGCTTATTTTAATTTTTCTCCTGATACGGTAAAAATTTCTAGAGAATATGAAACAACATTTGAAGGAGATGATTATGTAGTTCCGTTTGATATATATCCTAATTATATTAGTAAATATGCTACATATAAATATGTAATGTCTAATATGGATATTATTCCATCTTTAGAATCTAATACTCCTTCTAATTATGTAAATTTAGATGGTGATATTTTTTCATTTGTGGTGGATAAATTAACTACATCAATTACTACAGAAACAGAACCTAATGGAGCTGCTAAATTTGAATTACATTATATTTCTGATTCTACTGATTCTTCTCTTGTAACTTGTGATATGATTACATTAGAAAATAATGGATTATTTAAAATGACACAGGATGGAACTACCTCTATATTAACATGTATAGTAGATCCTTATGAAAAATTACCAGAAGGAAATCAAAAATATGAATTTAAAATATATAATTCTTCTGGAAAGTTAATGGCTGTATATACAACTACATTCACATTTAGAAAAGTTTTAGATGACTTTATGATTTCTAATATGACCTTAGCAGAGGATGGAACTAATTATACTATATATGATGTACCTTTAATTAAAAAATCTTTCTATGATGGGTTAACAAATAAAAAAGAATTTGAATCTATTGTTATGCAAAAGTTATTGACATCAATGTCATTCTCTAGTTATAAAATGTTAACTGATTTTATAAATATTAAATTCTCTAATACAACTGGTATAATGAAAAATATGGAACATAATGTGGTTAATAGAGTTTCTGTAAAAAGTATTTCATTAAATGAATATCCTGATTATCCTAGTTTAGGAGACCGATATATTGTTAATGGAAATGAAGCAGTTTCACCAATAACTGGACCTGCTGAAAATATTTATAAAGATTATTTTGTTGAATGGCAAGGAGCTGATTCCACAAGTGCTCAATGGATATTTACATATCCAACATCGAATGATATTGTTCTTGTAGAAGATGTTAATAAAAAATATATTTTTACAGATATAGGATGGAGACAAACTGAATATACTATTCCATTAAAATTAGAAGTTCATATATTTAGAGAACCTACATATTCAGGAACTTATATTGAATTAGCTAATTTAGTTAAAACTACTATTGTTAATGAATTTGAATCTAGATTTGGAATTAATATTTCATTATATAAATCAGAAATAATTAAAGTAGTACAAGGAATAGAAGGAGTTAATCATTGCAGACTAGTTAAACCAGAATCAGATATATTCTTCAATTATGATGTAAAGAATTTTTCTCAAATAGATTTATTAAAATATGCCCCAGAATATGTTTACTTTACAGAAGATGATATTATAGTAAAGATTATAGGATAAAATATGGATTTATTATTAAAAAAAAATAAGGTAGACACAGAAAGATTAAAAACATTTTTACTTAATACAGCAGCACATGAGATAACTCATTTATCAGATCCTTGTTACAAACCTGAAATGAGTAAGTATTATTATGAACTACTTAGGTTTACTAGTGTTACAGAACTTGAAATTAAAGCATTCACTAAAAAATACTTTGAGGGTATTCCTTTAAGTCATTATCGCCCAGTAATAGAACCAAAAACTATTATTATATTTTATATCATGCAGTATTTCTTACATACAGTAAAGGATAGACATGCATTTCAAGCAGCGCTATTTTTATTAGGTATACGAAGCCAGGCTACAATATACAGTAAAATGTTTCCTAGCCATTGTAATCCTATGTTCTATAAATATGCCATCGAACATTTAAGTAAAAATCATTTGTATTCTGTGAATGAAACTGTAGGAAATGCAGTTAGATATTTATGTTTAGAAACTGCACAAAAATGGATGGATCCAATAATACATGATGATAGGAAACAAATAGTTTCATTCATATTAGAGCTTAGACATAGGATTGCACAAAGTTATAAGAGTTTAGCAGAATTATATTATAAATCTTATGAAGAAGGAAAAGGGTATGGAACTCCATTTGAAACTGAGGAGGGAGTTGAAGTTCATAAAGATGTTCAAACATCTAAGGTTGTTTTAGATGCAGTAAAGAAGATAGCAATCTATAGGATCATAGACTCAAAGGCATTGTCAGCCTCTAAGGAGATAACAAAAGTAAGCAAGGACTTCTCGGACGTGGTCATACATCATTTATCAAATGTGAAGCACTCTGAGAATATTAGAATAATTCTAGATTTATATGTAAAATCAATTAAAGAAGTAAAAGAAATTTGTGGAAAGAATTTCTTCGATTCAGTTAAGAGTTTAATGGCAACTAAAAGATCTAATTCTCATATATATTTTAAACAACAAATAGAATTATTATTAAATACATTATTAGATGACTCAAAATTAAAATCTAAATTTGAATCACAAACAAACCAAACTCAATATCTAAGTAAATTATTTCTTGCTTATTACTTAACTCTAGTTTTAAGAAATTCTTTATGTTAACCTAAAACAGGTGGTGTTAAAGTATTAGCCATATCCTTCTTTGTTGTATCAACTCTATTAGTTGCATCTTGATTATATCCTGTAGAAGTTGTAGAAGTTGTAGAGGTTGTAGTTATTGGAGTTAAAACCTCATTTTCATTTATCATATTTGCTGTAACAGGATCTTCATGTGGGTCATATATTTCTCTATAATCTTCTAAACTTGATAAATAGTTTGCTAATGTAGGTCTAGTAGAACCATATACCCCAGGTTTTTTAGTTTCAACAACTATACTGCTAAATAAGCTTGAGAAATCTAATCTTATATCAACAATACCCATTCTTTGGTTCCATGCAATTTGCTGTTGGTCACCACCCTTAATTATATTTATAGAACTAATATATGCAGGACTTAATAAAAACATACCAGGACAATTAATCTTATGTATATATGGCCAGTTGTATACCCCACCAGTTTGTGCATGAGGAAGAGAAAGTAATAATAATGCAGCAATTGGTCCTATAATGAACTTCTTTGTTGCTGCATCATTTCCTGGATCAGGATTAAATAATCTTACAGTAAAAGAATATGATGGAGAGAATGTACTATTCTTCCATAACTGAGGCATATCAATTCTAGCTCCACCCATTAACGCATCTGCCATATTAATCATTTGTTTAGCAGCACCTTCAAATCCTTTATTACTCATTCCTCTAACTTTTTCTTGTCCTGCTGTAACAACGTCTTGGACTCCTTTACCTATATCTTCCATTCCAAGACCTCTTAATGCTCCACCTAATTGTTTTACTGTATTGGATCCAGTTCTTGATCCAGTCATCTGCGCTAACTGCCCAATACTTTCAGAAGCAACTTCTCCCATTTTTTGTAAAAAGTTTTCTGAATATTCATTAGTAAATGTATCAGATGGAAAGTTATCTGGAATAATAGCTACCTTTATTGAATCAACATTTAAGTCCTCAAATGTAAATCCATGTGCTTCTAATATTGTAAGATATTCAGTTAATCTATCTGAAAATACAAAAGTTGTTAATGTGTTAACTTGAGCTGGCGCGCCTGGTGTAATCTCAAGAACTGGTAATGAATTTTGCATAATACCATCACTCATAATACTCTTAGGTGGCATTCCAATTATATTTGGCATTTGAATTGGCATATTTTTATCTCCTTAAATTATTGAACAGCTGATCCTCCATAAATCAAGCTGCCTATACCTGGGTCATGTTGTCCTGGAGCTCCACCACTATTAGAGTTAACTTGTGTATTACTCTCTTGATTATTTCTAGTTTCTTGAGTAAGATTAGTAACAGCAACTTGAACTTGTTTAGTTCCATTATTTATATTTGCAGCATGTTCTGATAAAGATTTTCTATTTTCTCCTGCTGATCCTTGAGCAGCTAATATTCCTGGAGCTGTTTGTATTTTAGCAACATCTGAAGTTGAAGTTGATGGCGGTATTATATCAGCTGCTTGTGATGTATTTCTATTAAGCCCATCTAAAAATTTAATAGCATTTTCATACATAGATGTTTTTTTAATATAATCGCCACCAGGCATTATAGATGTAATAGTTTCTAATAGCCATTTAGCAATTCCTGAAATCATACCTATCATAAAGTCAGTTATCATATCTCTTAAAAATTTAATTTTTTTATTCATAGAATTAATTGAATCACCGATTACTTTTGCAAATTTCATAGGCATTTCTTTAATACTATCCCAAGCTTTAGAAATTGATTCTCCAGTAGAATCCCATAATTCAAATATCGAATCAAACATTCCTCTTAATTTATCTATAGGCCACGTAATTACTTTCATAGATATTTTACCTAAATCTTTAAGTTTATCACCTAACCAATCCCAAGCTTTAGCTATTTTTTTCCCTCCTATAAATCCTAATACCCCACCTACTAATGCTCCGATTCCAGCTCCTATAGGACCAAACATCATTCCTATAGCGGCACCTTTTGCTATTCCAGATATAGCTCCTTGGGTACCGCCTTCTGAGCCACCTAATGCTCCTCCAATTGCAGCTCCAGTTCCACTAGTTCCCCATTGGTCTTTATTTTTATATCCTTCATAACTACCTTCAGCCAACATTAAACCTCCAGCAACACCAGCTCCAATTTTTGCAAGACCTTTTCCAATTCTTCCTCTTCTTCCTCTTCTAGTTCCTGTAATTCCACCAGCAGCATCTGCAGCAGCTTCAGCTGTAGTGCCGACCCCACCTTTTCCAAACACTTGTTCAAACAAAGTTTTTATTATAGGAGATAAAGTTTTAAATCCAACAGCTATTAATTTAAAAGGAGCTAAAAATTTGGCAGTTATAAATCCCATTATACCTTTAACACCTATAAGAAAATATGAAAATAATTTACTAAAGAATCCTTTTTTAGTAGACTTAGCTACCTCGTCCATATCATCTGCGATTCTTTCAAGTAAAGATAGATTTTTTCTTTTTTCTTTTTTTGCCGCAGCAGCCTCTTTTAATTGTACACTTAATAATTTTTTATTTTGTTTTTGACTTTGTTTTAAAAGTTTTTTCTCTTCCTTTCTCCATTTCCATTCATCAACCTTCATATTCCATTCTGCAGATTTTTTCTTCCAATAATCTACAGTTATCATTTCTTTAGCTTTATTAATTCTTTCAATCCATGTATTTTTTCTCTTATAAATTCTCTCTTTTCTTTCAGCTTCCTTTTTATCATTTCTTTTTTGGAGCCAAGTTCTTAGTCGATCTGCTGCTGTTTGCCCCCAACCTTTGATAGTAGCTTTTGATGCCTCTTCAGTTTCTTTTTGACTTTTACCAATAGATCTAAGAAGACTAGTCATTCTTCCAAATACTGTCTTCTTTTCTTCTGCGCTACCCTCTTTAGCAGCTATAGATCTAGTATTAATATTACCACCTAATTCTTTAAGACCTTCTTTACTAAATAGTTTTTTAATTCTAGATTTAGCTTCATTTCCTGCTTCATAAAATTGATCTTTAAGACCCATCTTCTTTGCATAACCAGCTAACATTTTCATTTCCATTATGAAACCTTTTGTAGTACTTTGACCAGTTAATATTTTAATCTTGTCTATAATACTTTTACCCTTTGAAGCCATGATTCTAGAGTACATAGTATCTTCGCCAGATTTATCTTTAAATGGAGTTAATCCAGGAACTGCTTTAGTTGCCATTGCTTTTAAATAATAAATAATTCCATCTAATTTAGTCATACCAGTTGTATATATCATTCCTAATATAGCAACTGTCTGGTCAGAAGCGGAACCTCGTTTTGGTAAATCTCTAATATATCCACCTCTAGGTTTAAATAGTAATCCTATAAGTTTTCTAGGTGCAGTAAGTATTGTAGATAACGTATAATAGGTTTTATATAATCTTCTAAATAATGGATTCTTATCAAACATATTCCCGAAAAACATCTTCATTTTTCCAGTTTGTTGAATAGTACCTATTTTAATTTGATCTAAATCCTCAGCTATTCTTTTGAATACACTTTGTCCTTTATATGTAAAGTATTTATCAATAGGAACTACTGCTTCATTTTTATGTAATTGAGCTTTAGTATCCCTTGTAGTAATACCACCTTTTCTCATTTTAGGAATGTGTACTCCACCTTCCATTCCAGCATCAACATATCTTTCAACCTTTTCTCTCTTACCTCTAGATCTCTTTTCTTTCCAATCACTCCAGTTTTCACTAATCTTTTCTTTTAGATTTTCATATATACCTGACTGAGCAAATTTAGTTGCCATAAATCCAACTAAAGGACCGAACGCTTTAGCAACTGTCATCCCTAACATATTTGGTTTATTAACATTAAATTCTTCTTGTAAACTTCTTTTAAAATCTTTTAAACTTTGTCTAGTAAAGTTTGCAGTCCCTACCATCATATTTTTTGATGCCATACCAACGTCATCCAACATTTTATTCATTTTCATAGATGATATTTTAAATGCAGAGATGGTACCAGCTTGACTTGCAATTAATTTTTTCTGAGATATTATAACTGAATCAGAAGCTTTTGAAACATTAGTTATATATGAATTTAAATCATTAATTCTTCTACCATCTCCAGAAGATTTATAATCTTTATCTTCATCATCAATTCTGGCCATATTTTAATCTCCTTATAACTTATTTGCTAATGACTTAATTAATTGTAGCGGTTTACTTCTATTGAAAGCTGACATAATTGATATTACTTCACTTGGTGTATATAATTCTTGATAACAAAAAGAAAAGTCTGGAACTTTTCCAGTTAAGTTTTTATAAGCTTGTCTTAATAATTTTCCAGTTTTATAGTTGTCATAATATGATAGATTATACTTTGGATGAAGATGATGTATAAACCCTATCATATCTTTAACAGCTTCATCTGCTTCATCTTTATTCATTCTCGAAAACTCTAAAATCTTAAGCAAAAAATGACCTTGTTTTAAAATAATTTCACTTAACTTCTGATCATCAGTTCTTACTTCAGTCTTAAACATTTTAAATACATGTTGTTTTACTAAATTTATAAACTCATCATTTTTATCATCTATATTTAAAAACAATGAATAGAAATTAATATAATAATTATAAAGATCTTCTTTGAATGTTGACCATGTATGGTATGCATCTAACTTGGTACAAAGATGCATCATTTCATGAACACAAATCATCGCAATCCATTTATCATCAACAAACCCTAATTTAGAAACATTATTATCTATGACAATAAAAATAGTTTTATTTTTTGGTACATAGAAAGCATTTCCTTTGCTCCTATCAACCATTCCATTTGAATCAGCTCCGAATAATCTTCTCATTCCAATAGTCATTGCATTTCCGGCCGAGTATACTGGTGTTAATTTCCCCTTACTAATTAATTTAGTTATATCGCCAGATGAAACTCCAAGTTGTTTAGATAATATTTCAGATAATTTTTTCTTCAAAGTTTCTGAACTATATAGAGGTTCACCATCTAAGGTAATCTCTTTAGTTAATCCAAATGGAGAAGCCCATGCTTCAGATAATAATTTATCCATGAGTTCCTTTCTACTTTTTACTATATATTAAACTAAACATATCTATATATTGTTTTCCATCAATCTTTTGATTAGTATGATCTTTTAATTGCTTCATAACAATACCTGCATCACTTTCAGGACTTCCATAATGTCTCACATTAATATCATCATTTAAATTCATAATCTTACTAAAATCTCCATTAAATTCTTCTGGCTGTGATAATACTAATGGAGCATCATACTTTCTTACATAGAATGATAATCCAGCACTGAATGCTAAGTCATCTGTAGATCCTGTCTCGGCTTGTACTTTACCACCTTTATCTACTAATCCAATTAATTCCAATGCAAGTCTTTCTGATTTAACTGATTCAGGATATTGAGTTATATATGTATAAAGAGATTCAATAATTAAAGGTCTAGTTTTCATTGTTGTACCTAAACCTGGTTTTAAAATTCCGCCATCCTTACCTGTTTTTTCTTTATATAACATATGACCAAAATCTGAATCTCTTACTGACTTACAAACTTGTTCCCCATAGCTATTTCTTTCAACAATAACTAAACCAGGATAAGCAGTTACAGCAAACAATACAATTTTAATGAAATTTTGAACTTCACATTTACCTTGGTATTCCCACATTTGATCTAATGTATGAAAATCCCAAATAGTTAT